GTTTTTTTTTATTGTCTGGTATGTTTTAACTGTCTGAAAGGAGACAACATGTCATATGAATACATTACGAAGTATGATAGTCCGAATTATACGAGCGGACGCCCGTACGGCATCAAGTCCATCGTGATTCACTGGTGGGGTGATCCGAATACTCACCCGACGTTCGAGGGGGTGGTCAATACCTTGTGCAGTAAGGCTCGTGGCGCTTCCGCGCATTACGTGGTCGAGGCTGGTCGTGTGGCTTGCATCGTGGATCCGGATGATCGCGCGTGGCATGCCGGTGATGGCGTGGGTGTCCGTTCGAAGGGCAATGATATGGGTATTGGTATCGAATGCAATCCCCGCCAGTCTGATGGTGATTATCTGACGGTCGCGGAGTTGATTCGTGATTTGCGTGCCGAGTATGGTGATCTGCCGTTGATCCGGCATCGTGATTGTTATGCCACGCAGTGTCCGGGCTCGTATGATCTGGAGCGTTTGGATCGTTTGTCTCGTGGTTTGGTATCTCCGTCGGGTCCGGTGCCTGTTCAGCCTGCCACGCAGTCGGTAACCAAGCTTGTAATCGATGGTTCGTGGGGTCCTTTGACGATGCGTAGGGCTCAGGAGGTTGCTGGTACTACGGTTGATGGTGTCATGTCCGGTCAGATTCGGTGTATTGAGAATCAGAACATCGCCTGTTTGGAGGAGGGGACTTCGGGTAGTGATTGGGTTGAGTGGATGTCGCACCGTTTCGGTATTACTGATAGGCCTCGTAATGCGGGTCCGGGGTTCATTCACCGTTTCCTCATGGAGATGAACGGTTTCCCTGGCGACGGTGTGATTAGCCCGGCACCGTCTCAGGCTGTCATGGAATTCCAGAAGAGGCTTAATAGCGGTATTATCTTCAAGTGATTGAAAGGATTGATTTTATGGCTAAGCATGTAGCGTTGGCTGATGATGAGTTGACTGGTGAGCCGACTTCGGAGACCATGATCACGAATGAGTGCGCGGATGGTTCAGATAATTATGTGCCGACGTTCGATGCCGAGACGCGTCGTTGGGCGTATTTGGTGTCCGGTTTGGTGGGTATTGCCGGTGCGGTCGCGAGCTTGGTGAGTGCTGTTCCGGGTGTCCCGTCGTGGGTTGCCGTCGTGGGTGGTGCTTGTGCTCTGGTTGGTTCCGCTGTGGCTGGCTTGTTCGGCGTGCATTATGCCGGTGTGAGCCGTTAGTCTGTTCTGATATGGTAACGCCCCGCGTTTGGCTTGTTCGGCCGTCTGCGGGGCGTTTTCGTATGTTCTGAGGCTATTTCAGGTGGAAGAAGCGGATGGTGATCGGACTGGTCACGGTGAAATCGTATCCGTCTTCTTCGATGGTGTTGATGGTGGTGGTTTTGACGGTTTCGATGGTGTTGAGGAGGCCGTAGAGTCTCATGAAGCTGTCGAAGTCGTTGATTCCGATGCATCCGAAGGTGGTTTCGAGGCCGAGGCCGTGTTGGTCGAGGAGTTCGGCGGCTTTCGGTTGGGTGGATAGGATGCGGGTGAGGGTGGTGAGGTAGTTGATGGTGTCCATTTTCTTGTTCCTTTTTCTTGTGTTGTGCCAGGATTGCTGCCTGATGGTTTCATTGTATTGCAAACGGCGTACCACTCTGATGTGACACGCCGTAATAGGTGTGATTAGTCAGTGAATACGTCGTAGCCTAGTTCGGCGTTGAGTAGGCGTCGGTATTCCTTACGCGGGTGCCTTAATCCATTTTCCCACATCATGATGATGGTCGGGCCGGATACGTGGACCAGTTTGGCTAGGTCGGCTTGGGTGTACCCGTACCGGTTTCGCCAATATTTGAGCCGTTGAATGGCTGTCGTCTGGGTTCTGATGAGTGGGTAGCTGACCGGGGTGTGTTTCCCGTCGGGGCGGATGTGGTAGAAGGCTCCCGTATAGGAGTTCTGGTATACTGTGACCTTTTTGTCTTTGATGGTGACGGTGAATGGTTTCGCTGCCATGGTTTCCTTACTTTCTTTCGTCCGGTGTCGCGGTGTCGAAGAGCTCTTGCATGAGTTCATCGCCTTTTTTGGTGGGTTGCCATCTCCAGCATGGCCGGTTGTGTTTGCTGATGCCGTTGCGGTCGACGCGGTGGACGTGTCCTGACCGTTCGAGTTCGACCATGCGGCTTCTTAGGCTTTGCGGCGTGTCCTGGAATCCGATGGTTTCGGCCATGTCGGTCAGTCGTTCCTGGGTGATTGGTTTTTCCGCGAGGCGGAGGAGTGTGAGTGCGTGGAGTTTCGGGGTGTCCATTAGAGTCTGCTTTCTGCTTGGTGTCGGTAGTAGGCTGCGATGCTTGTGGCTACGGCTAGTCCGGTGAACCATTTGATGCCGAAGCGGATGTGGTGGATCTTTGCCGTCGCGGCCCATGTCGACAGTGTCATGTAGGGGCTGAGGCACCATCCGCAGTAGGCAAGGGTGCTGAGGCTGCGGATGATGTCGTTGTCTGCGTTTTCGGTTTTGTCGGTGAGTTTTTTCCGGAGCTTGGCGAAGATGTCTCCGGGGCCTGGGGAGAGTTGGCCGACTGTGGTCGCGTATCCGCTTGTGAGGCCGGCTGTGATGACGGCTGCCCACCATTCGGTCTTCATCGTGGGTTTCCTTTCCTGCGTTTCTGGTCGTGCTTCCAGTAGGCTTTGCTATATGTGGCGGTGGCTTCTTTTTCGGCTTCCTCGGGTGGCGTGCCGTGGTGTTCGAGGGTGTATTTGGCTCCGCTTGTCCAGATTGCCTTGCGGAGGCTGCGGTACCACTTGTCGAAGAATCGGTATGCGGCCTCTTCGTGTTCGGGGTTGTCCGGTTCGTCGTCGAGGTAGTCGCATACGGATTCCTTGAAGAATCGGCGCATCGCGTTCACGTGGCCCTTATCGTCTCCGAAGAGGTTGAGTATGTCTTGTTCCAGTGGGTCGTTGGTGTGGTACATTGTTGGGTCCCTTTCGTTATTTTTGGATGAGTTCGGCCGGCGTATAGTGGATTGTTCCGCCGAACAGTATCAGCGGGTATTTGATTGGCTTGTTTTGGTTTTTTGCGATGGTGCGGATGAGGGTGGCGGTTAGGCTGCCGGATGGCACGATTTGCAGTTGTTTCCACATGTATTGCGCTGCCGTGCGGCATGAGTCGAGGAATGCTGCGTTTCCTGGGCCGCATGTGGGGCAGCCGTCGAAGAGGACGTAGACGTCCGGGCTGTTGAGAATGGTGTCGATTGTCATTTGAATGTTGCTCCTGTGGCTTCGGTGATGATGTCGATGATGTGCAATGTGTTGAGTTGTTTGCGTTTGTGTTCGGCGATGAGTGGTTGGATGCTCCCTCGGTTTATCGGGATGACTTGGTGTCGTGCGGCTCCGTAGACTCGTGGATCGTACATGCTGAAGTAGAGCGTTTTGAGCGTGTCGCAGACCACGAAGTATTGGAGTACTTGCGCTTTGTATGCGTCCGGGATGAAATCCATGTTGGTGGTTTTGAGGCTTGTTGCCGTTGGGGGGAGGACTTGTGCGGCTGCGTCGGCGAGGTTTCCCGGTATTTCTCGTTGGCGGATGCGCTGTGAGTGGACCATCCATGGAATGACGGCTTGGAGGTGGTAGGCGCTGCCGAGGCTTTTGCATTCGATGGCCCATGTTGGGTCGTCTGAGTTTTGGTAGGCGTCTGGGCTGCATGCGATGCGTGGGTCTTCGTCGCTTTCCCAGATGCCGCAGTCGGTCACGCAGTCCTTTTCTTCGTATCCGAGTTGTTGGAGGGTGAGGCGAATGTTTTCCGGTTCGAGTCTGTGGCCGCGTTCCATGGGGTTTTCTCCGTCTGGCTGTTCGGCCATGGTTTCGGCGAGGAATTTCCAGAAGTCGATGCCGACTTTGAGCCGTTTGTTTTTTGCTTCGGTTTCGGAGAGCAGTTCGTCGTATTTCAGTGCCGTCCGGAAGTATTCTTCGGTTTCGTCTTTTGATGTTGCCTTTTTTGCTTGTTCGAGTGCCTTGTCTCGGTATTTGATGATTTTTTTGGTGTCGGTTTGCTGGTAGTGGTCTAGGGCTAGGCTGCCGCTTTTGGTGCCGGTGATGCGGCCTAGGCGTTCGTTGAGCCATGCTCCGGTGTTGTGGGCTTGTGATAGGTTGATGGTTTTCATTGCCGTTTCCTTTCTTGTGTTGATATTTCTACTATATCATACGTGGTGTGGATGGGATATACCGGCGTGTCGTATTCCGGGTATGAGAAAACCACGGCGGGGATACCGGGGTTTTCGTTACATCCTGTTGATGGTTTCCATGAGCTTGGCCAGGTCGGCTTGGGTGATCCCTCTCCAGCCTTTGACCGGCCGGTTCAAAGTGCCTGAGATGAATTCGCCGCGCGCTTCGCCGGGGATGGCGTGTACGTCCATCGCCTTGACGAGCGTGGCGTACTGGTCAGCTCCTATCGGCCGGTCGGCGGTGTCGAATTTCTGCTTGGCGTAGCCTCCGTCGTCGTCCTTGTCCGGGAAGATGCCGAGTACGGTGGTGAGACTGTAGCGGCGGGCGTAGGTGATGGCGCTGCCGACCTGCTGCGGGTCTCCGGTGACGAAGAAGGGGTATTCGCAGACCACTTGCTGTTCGTTTTCGTCGAAGATGATGGTTTCGACGGTGCCGAGGGTCTGTCGTCCGTCTCCCGTGCCGTCGAAGGTGACTCTCTGGGAGAATGCGATGTCGTACTTCTCGAAGATGGGTTTGATGTTCTTGAGGAGGGTTGCTAGGTTGAGGTACTTGTAGGTGCGGCTGCCGGCGTTGGCGGTCTCGTCCGTGCTGAAGTTCGGGACTTCGTTGAGCACTTGCATGAATTTCTTGTTTAGGTTGTTGTTTTCCATTGGATGTTCCTTTGTGGCGTGATGGTGGTCAGTGTTTGCGGATGAGGTAGACTTCGGTCTGCGGGCCGTCGTAGTCCTGCTTGTCTATGAAGATCCTTAGCGCTTCTATTCCGGCGAAGTTGTAGGCCTTGGTGAAGAAGTCAAGGAGTTTCGGCTGGTTCTTGGCGAGAATGTAGAGGTAGTATGCCCAATCCGCGCCTTTGTTGTCGAGTTCATATTCCTCGAAGGTGCGGGAGAAGTCTTCGAAGGTGACGAATTTGTGGGTTCCGACGCGGTAGGCGAGTCCGATATGGCCGAAGCATTCGTTGTAGTGGCTTTTGCGGTCGAGGCGTACGTCAATGTCGTGCATCATGGTCTTGACTTCGGTCGTGGTGATGGTGTTCATTTTGGTTTCCTTTCTTTGGTGTTTGCCAAGCGTATTGCTTGATATCTTCAATGTAACACAATGCGGCGTGAGGCACAATTGCGACACGCCGCAGATTTGATGTGGATCACGTCTCTACCGGGTCTTCCATGCGACGAGCACGGTGAGAGCAAGGATTAACGCCGTGCAGATGTCACTAATCGTGCCCATTCTTTCTCCTTTCTGTATTGCTTGATGACCGCTTCGATTTCCGGTTTGCAGTATTGGGGGATGAGCGGCGCGAATTCGTCTACCGTCAGCCCGTCCTCATACATTTGATGATCTGGGTTTCCGTCGCTTTCTTCATTTGTTGCTCCTTTCGGGGGTGTACGTCCTGATGTACTTGTCGTGAATTTCTTTGACGAGGTTTTCGTCCGCGTCTAATATTTCGCTGACTTTTTCGATTGGATATTCCAAGTCGAATAGGCAGTGTTCGATCGCCAGTTGTTCGATTGGTATTTCAGTCAACTTGCACTTCATTTCGTGTCTCCTTTATCATTTCGTCGAGTGCTTCCACCGTCCGCTGCCAGTCGTTCAGGGTAAGTCCGACCCATGCGGAGCGTTCGTTCCCGGCTGTGGAGTCGACTAGGCGGTACAGTATCGATTCGCAGTCCCCTACCTCGGTGTATACGGGTTCCAGTTTCTCCTGGGCGAGACGTGCGTACCATAGCGCTTTCTTCAGGTCTTCGGAGGGGTTTCCCTTGTCCTTGTAGCGCCATAAGTATTTGATCGTGTTGCCGACGCAGAATGTCTGGTGTTGTGCGAGGTCGATGCATTCGTTGCCGATGTTACGGCCGGCGTAATGCTTTGGATGGTTCACGTTATCGTTCATGATTGGGTCCTCTTGTTTTCAGCTTCGAGTTTTTGGCTTTGGCTTTGGCTCGTCGGATGCGGGCTCGTTCGGTCTGTTTCCGTGTGTATTCGGCTTTTTGTTCCGGGGTCATCGCGTGGTATCTGGCTTTCTGTCTGGCGAGCGTTTCCTCCCTCCATTCGCTGTCGGTGTGGTAGCGTTCCCTGGCTGCCTCTCTTTTTTTCTTGAGGGTTTTTGGTTTGCTGTGGTATTCCTTTTGTTTTGCCGCGTATTGTTCGGCGTGTTCTTCCCTCCATTCCCTGTTGGCTTCGGCGCGTTCCTCCTTGTGGCGGTGGTAGTAGTTGTAGTCGCTGATTTTGCGTCGTTCTTTGGCTGATGGTTGGCTGTTGCGCATCTCGTTGATCCAGTCCATCATGTTTGGGTTGTTGAGGTCGATTTCGACCGGTTCCTGCGTTTTCTTTCTTCCCATGGTCGGAGCCTTTCCTAGAAGAGTTTTCTGATGTTGTCCGCAATGTTTTCTGCGGTGAGATTGTCTAGCGCGCCATTGTAGAGGAAGCGTTGATCGATTAGGTCGTCGTGTTCGTCGTACAGTCTTATTTCGGTATCGTCTGGTTCACTGTAGGCGATGACGTATAGGGTCTTTTCGCTGTTCCGTTTTATGATGCGTACTGCTGAGTCGCCGGGGTCGCATTCGGTTCCTGTTAGCGTGTAGTCGTCGCCGAGGTACGTCAGTGTGCCTGCTAGTTCGTGGATGATGTCCCTGGTGTTGTCGTTGTCGGCCATTTTTGTTTCCTTTTTCTTGTGTTGGTGTTGGTTAGAGGCTTTTTTCGATGTAGGCGATGAGGTTTAGGAGGGTGAGGTCCTGGTCGTCGGCGTCCCATTGGCTGATTTCGATTGGGTCGTCGTCGTAGGTGTCGTCATATAGGGTCAGGTCGAAGATGTTGTTGTCGTGGGGCATGTTTGCGGTGATGTATATGCTGCGTTCTGAGTTTGTTTTGCTGATTATGATGGCGTCTTCCAGTCCTGCGCCGTTGAAGTATTTCTCGTCGTATTCGTAGGGGAGGCTTCCGTGGAGCGCGGCGAAGAGGGTTTTCAGGGTTGTGTAGTTGCTCATTTTTTCTGTTTTCCTTTTCTTTTTTTTGTGGCTTGGTGTTTTCCTTGCCTGATATCTAACACTATACCCGGCTACGAGGGGAGACACGCCGAGGGGGAAAGAAAAAGGCGGCACGTTTTTGCACGTGTCGCCTTGGTTGCGTCAGAGGCCGAGGAGTCTTTTCATGTCGGCTGAATCGTCGCGGAGTTTCCTTTCCCGCCTGTCAGCGCCTTTTACTTCGACCGGTACGCACATTTCGAGCAGTCGCGAATAGATACGCTCCTTGTCGACGGATCCCGGGGCTGTCAGTTCGGTTTGAGTGAGGTTGGAGGTTACGATGAGCGGTTTGCCGCTCCGGTACCTCGAGTCGATGATGTTGAAGATCATTTCGTTCATGTAGGACGTGTCTCGTTCCGCGGCCAGGTCGTCGATGACGAGCAGGTCCAGTCGGTTGAAGTCGTCGAGGTAGCGTTGCTTGCCTTCGAACATTCCTTGGAGGGTGTTCGTGATTCGTGCGAAGTTGGTTACGAGGCATGGACGGCCTTGGGTGATGAGTTCGTTGGCGATGCAGGCGGCCGCGTGCGTCTTGCCGGTGCCGACGGGGCCGTATAGGAGCAGTCCTTTGCCACGTTTCTTCATTTCGGGGAAGTTGTCGACGTATTTGTGGGCGATGTTCGTGGTCTTGGGGTCGGTTCCATCGTCGTGGGCGAATGTCCAGTGGGCCATTTCGCTGTCGGGGAAGCCGAGTTTGCGGAGTCGGTTTACTTCGATGCGGAGGTTTTGTGCCTGTCGGGCCTGTTCTTCGGCGTCCCGGCGTTCGCGTGCGCAGTCGCAGAGCGTGTATGGCTTCTTCTCCTTGCCGTCCCATGTGGCGGTGAAGCGGCATTGTTTGGGGGTGTGGCATTTGCCGCACATGAGGAGTCCGTCTTCGTTGAGGTAGTCGCCTTCTTCATAGTGGCTGTCTTGGCTTGCCTTGCGGGTCATGGTTTCGATGAGGCTTGTTTCCATTGTGGTTCCTTTTCTGTTGTTGTATGGCAATGCAACCTCACGTGTGGCCGGCATTGTGTTGACGGCGTGTCGTGAGTTAGAACCATCCGTTTTCGGGGGTGCATTGGGGCATGTGGCCTTCGGCGTCGATGCGGGCCTGTGTCAACGGCTGGGCGTTGAGGTAGCTTTCGAATTTCGGGCCGAAGAGTGTCTCGGGGCGGAGGTATCGGACCATGTCTCGGTTGTTGAGCCAGTCTGCGCATTTCTTGTCGATGACCAGCTTGAATTCGTCGACGGTGAAGCCTTCCTTGAGGCGTGCCTTGATGAGTTTGCGCGTGTTTGCGGTGGTGGTCTTGTAGTGGGTGCCGGCACGCTGGTTGAGGTGGTCTACTATCTCTTCGGTGGGGTCGGGTTCCTTCGGCTGTGCGGGGGCTTGCGGCTCGTTGGGGAGCGGTTGGGGTTCAGCGGTCGTCGTGCGGGGGTCGTCCTCGTCCGCGGTTCGGGGTTCCGCGTCGGAGGGTTCGTCGATGTGGTTTGGGTTCATGGTTGCGTATTCGACGGCACGGTAGCCGTGCTTTGTGACGTATGAGGTCCTTGAGATGAGACCTTTGTCGACGAGGGAGTTGAGCGTTCTGTCGATCGTGGCCATGGAACATCCGCACCACTCGGCGAGGTATTTTCTGGAGCCGGTGAATTTGGCACCGTCCGTCTGCGAGAAGCCGTAGATGACGGCGTAGGCGAGTAGTTCGTTGCCTTTGAGGTCGAGCTTGGTGCGCATCCAGCCTTGGATTGTGACGAAGTTGTTGTCGTTTACTGCTGACATGTTGAAACCTTTTTTAAAAAGTGAATCCCACCGACTGCTACCGGCCCACCCGGTGGCAATCAATGGGATTCGTACCATTTCAAGTTATGTGCTCCACTCAAGCGGTGGGCACTTGAAATGGCGTATGTCTCTAGTGTATCACGTTTTCTGGACGACACGCCGAGGTTTTCGGTCTATCACATACCAGCTGAGACGGCCGTAATGGACCATTCTGAGCAGACCCTCATCTTCGAGCTTTTCGAGAGCCTTGGAGACGATGACTGCGGGCAATTCCGGGAACATCCGGGGAAAATCCTTATAGGGCATCCGAACCCAATAACGGCCGTCATGATAGTGGCCCTGCCGCCTCCTCTGTTTCCGGTAGAGGTCGTAGAGCGGAACGTACACGGTTGCCGCGGAAAAACCCAGCCTATCGACCAGTTCAGGCATGGACGGAAGATCTTTCAAAATCAGTCCTCCTCGATGAAAGAGCTGAAGAGACTGCGATTATAGAGAATGCCGCCAAGCTTCGAAAGCGCGGTTACCGGATTATCATACTTCCTGCATGCGGTATCCCAAGCCTCGAGGACTTCCTCATCGCCGAACTTCATACACAGACCGGAGAAGAACTTCCGTGACTTCTGTTCGCCTTCCTCACTGAAGTGGACGCCATACCGTTCGACGAGACTGTTCTCGATAGTGTCATAAACGCTCATCATGTAATCCTTTCTTGCTAGTACGTTACCTCAAGTATACCACGAAGCATCGAAAAGCATCGAAGACAAGGAGTAGACCCTCACTGCCCATCCTCCTCCTCACCTCACTCACGTACCCAACCCTCACTCACTCGCCTGACCCTCACTCACGCTCGCCCCGGCCACCGCCATGCCCTGTTTCTTGAGGGAGGGAGCGAGCTCCGGTAGAGAGAGTAGGCCTTAAGAGCTGAAAAATTTAAGTGTTTTTTCAGGTTAAGGCTTGATGACTGTTTCCGTCGGTTGGTCGTTCGTACGGCGTCGGTCATAAGAGTGATGCATTACTACCACTGATGCGGCATACCCCAGCAGATCGCGCTACATCTTTGATGTGATGGTGTCGGCACCCCGGTTATTCCACCATCGTCTGTTGGGTCGGTTGAACCTGCACCTCTAACGTGTGTATCAACCAGGTTTGGTGGTCGCCCCGTTAACCGAGCCTCGGGGTACTGCTAGGGAGTTGTCGTGCCTCCGCACCCAAGTATGTCCTTTCCGTGGTAGACTTGGATTTTGCGATTGTTACTCGCCCCATTATAGCACATCGTGCCGTGATGGGGCTTTTCTTTTACGCCATCCACGTGTCCCATGGCATTCCTCCCGCACGCTTTTCACCGCACATGCCTCCAGAACGCACGTAAAGGCCCCTCAGACCGATTTACACGCCAAACCCGATAACTCGTCAGGATCCACCAACGACAGCCCGCAGAAAAGGCCTTTACACACGAAAGCGACGTTCCAGCCCAAAACAGCACCGAAAAGGCATCGAGAACACCAAGCCGTAAGAGGAGCACCCAAGCCAAGCACGAGCCAACTCTCCTCCATGCCCCTTGTCGGTCGGGACTCGGGACCAAGGCCCGTAGGGCAGCATCGAGACCAAGACGGATTCCTCCTCGATGCCTAAAGCCATGGAAGAAGATTCGAAAGCATCGAGAGGGTCCCATGGCTCCATGCCTCAGTCACCGAAGCCTTTAGGCTTGGTTCGGAGACTGGTTTCGGTCTCTCTCTTTGGAAAGAAAGATTCTATCTTTCTTTCTCTCTCTTATCTCTATCTAACTAGAGTATCTAGCTATCCATATAGAGCTATATATATGAGTCCTCATTTTGAGGTTTAGCTAACACTCATTTTGAGAGTTGGCCACCCTCATTTTGAGAGTTGGCCACCCTCATTTTGAGGGTAGGCTTATCATCCAGTAGGGGGATAAAAAGAGCCCTCGATGACCCCAACCTCTTCTTTGCCCGATATCTAGATATCGGGGGTCGATACCTAGATACTGAGGGTGGCTGGCTTTTCTCCTCCTCCTACCTTTTCGTCGACGCCAACAAAAAGGCCCCGGCCAGTCCGGGATTCCTCCCTGGACCGACCGAGGCCATGCCCACGCCTCAGGCCGTCACGTCTCCTTGACGACCTTGCCGTACCGTCGTGCGAAGAGCTTGCTCTTGAGCCGGTATACGTCGGTCCTCATGCCTTTCACGTCTTCAACGACCTCCTTGCCGTTCTCCACGTAGACGAAGTCCGCCACATAATAGACGGGCCGGTAATGTCTGCCGTCCGCGTCAAAGGCCGGTACGAGCTCGTAACGCACCTGGCGGCGAAGATCTTCGATGATCCCGTCCTCTTCCATGCTCTTCAGGACGAGGTATCGGTCAGCTTCGCGCTTCGAGTCGAAGGTGATGCCGTCAACCGTCGTTCTTTTCGCATGGTATTTGCTCCGTCCGTTCCACATGGCTTACCTCCCGGTGCTTCCGAAGCCGTTGTCGCCACGCTCGGACGGGTTAAAGGAGGAGACCTGTTCCAATGATTCGCAGACCGCCGGCACCACGACCAGCTGCGTGACCTTGTCCCCGGCCTCGAATTCGTAGTCTTCGCCACCATGGTTGTAGAGCTTGACCACGATGCTGCCCGTATAGCCCTCGTCGATGAGTCCGGTGCTCGTGATGTCGTGCTTGACGTTGAGTCCGCTCTTGCTGACGAGCAGTCCGGCGCATCCATACGGCAATGCCACGTGCACGCCCGTATCGACTATCGCGCTTCCGTACGCCGGTACCGTCACGGCCTTTGGCGTACGCAGATCAAGTCCCGCGTCGGTCTTGTGGCCTCGTGGCGGCATGTATGCTCCGCTGTCCAGCATGATTTCCATTTAGCGACTCCTTTTGTGGTAGTATTATGAGCGTCGGGGCGTTTTATTGGTTTCCCGCCTCGGCTGTTTTCCCTTGGACAATAATAATCCCCGCCTCCGGTCAGAAGACCAGGGACGGGGATTGTCTTATCTGCATGAAGGTTACTTGGTGCGGTATCCGCCGCTCAGCATCTTGACGAGCCAGTAGATGAAGTAGATTCCGCTCGTGAGGACGGAATAGATGAGGACCTTGAGGAAGCCCGGGGCTTTCTTCTTGCCGCTGTCGTCCGGCTGCGCCGTCACGTTGTTGATGATGATCGGCTGCGGTGCGGCCTGCGGCTGGACGTTCTCGTTGTTGTTGTTGTTGTTGTTCTGCTCGGTCATTTTTGTTTCCTTTCTAAGTTTGTAGGATTGTTATATCCTACGTTGTTTGTTGTACTCACAATATCACGCTCCGTTGGACGACACGCCGAAAGGACGACAGACCATCCTGTACTCCGATTGCAATACAGCGAAGACGGTGCTATAGTGAGTCTTGCACTTCATTGTGTACTCTTTGACTACTGACTGCTCAACCGGGATCTTCTCCCCTCTCCCCTGGTTGAGCATTTTTTTATATCTGGAACACCGCTTTATGCCATCGTTACCAGCAACACACCGACACGAAACAGATTGCAAGAATACTCGACGCGTTATATAATAAGACCTATGAACGCTAAAAATTACACCGCAACAGTTCCCGAATACGCTTCCCGCTGGAAGCTCAACATTCAGACCGTCCGCCGCTTCATCCGCGAAGGACGACTCCACGCAGTCAAGGTCGGCAGATGCTACTTCCTCGACCCGGACGTAATCCCAACCAAGGACAACACCGAAGCCGACAAATAAAACACAACCCACCACACGAGGGGCCGGCAAACCACCGGCCCCTCGACAAATAATCCATAACCGATCAAAGAAAAGGAAACCAAAATGAATACCGAAATCCAGGCATTCAACTTCAACACCGCACCACTACGCACCCTGACCGACAAAGACGGCGACCCGTGGTTCGTACTCAAGGATTGCATGAACATCCTTAGCCTCGGCAATCCAACAGAGACAGTCAAAATGTTCGATGATGACGAGTTCAGTACTACTGAAGTCATCGACTCGATTGGACGTCGGCAGCAGGCATACATCATCTCCGAATCCGGCTTCTACCGTCTCGTGATGAAGTCCCGCAAACCGGAAGCCAAGGAGTTCCAGCGCTGGGTCACCCACGAGGTTCTCCCGTCCATCCGCAAGCATGGCATCTACGCCACCGAAACCACCATCGACCAGATCCTCGCTAACCCGGATTTCGGCATCAGACTGCTCACCGACCTGAAAAATGAACGAGCCAAGCGAATCGAAGCCGAAAACCAAGTCAAGGAACTGGAACCGAAAGCGAAGGCATTGGACGACTTCACCAACGTGCCCGACGCCCTACTGGTCAGGGAAGCAGCGAAACTGCTCTCGAACGCCGGCACACCCATCGGCGAGAAGGAATTGCGCGAATGGCTCAGCCAGAACGGTTGGATGTACAGGCACGCCGGCACATGGTGGGCAGCCTCATCCCGCGTGAAAGCCGGACACCTGGTCCTGGTAGAGTCAAGATCGCACGGACAACATAAGGACGGCAGCATCTTCGCTTTCCCCCCGACCGTCAAGATCACCCGCAAAGGCCTGGCCCTCCTCCACAAGCGGTTGGGCGAAACCCGACTGAACGAAACCCTCGAAACAATCATCTACTGACCGAAAAGGAAAGGACTGACACCCCATGAACGACCCGCATATCATTCTCCCCTCCGCACGCCTCGTCGCGGACCCAGAATCCAAGCAGACCAAGAACGGCACCCCATACCTCCTCATCCGAGTGGCCGCCAACGGCAGCCACAAGGACAAGCAGACCCAGCAGTGGATCGACCACGACACCATGTTCGCGACCATCTTCGAATACGACCAGCGTCTCGCAGCTGCCTACGTCCAGTCGCTCCACAAGGGCACTCCGGTACGCGTCGAAGGCGACCTGAAATGGCAGACCGGCACCGACCGCAACAACCAACCCCGCGCCGACTTCATCATCGAACACGCGACCATCAACCTAGTCCTGAAGAAAGCCCCAGCCCAACAGTCCACGCCACAGCAGCCGACACCCCAGCAACAGGCCGCAAACTGGGGACAACCACCACAGTCCGACCCGTACGCACGGTCCTATAACGACGAATGGTGACAGAAAGGAACACAATGAACCCTAAAAAGCATCCGATCAGCTATAGGATAGGCACTTTTGCCGCCTACCTCCTCCTCACCGCCGCGACAATTCTCGGCATAACAGGCACAATAGCCCTCATGAAGCTATTGATCATCTTCTTACTCTCCTAACAGGCAACGCCCCCCCCAAAAACACGGAGGGGCGTTTTTTATATCCGGGTATAATTGGAAGCATGACAGAAGCAGTAGTACGAGACGCCCGCGGCCGCATCGTCAGCGGAGCATGCAACCCCACCGGCAAAGGCGGCTTCCAAGACCGCCCCCAGGACCGAGGCTCATGGACCAAAGACACCAGCCCGACCCGCTGGATCCGCGAATTCAGCAAGCTCACCGCAGAAGAATTCAACGAAAGAATAAAAGACCCGAGTCTCACCATGGTGCAGAAAATCGCCATCAGACACATCCTTAACGCGTCCAAAGACCCGAAGGTCGCAGCCGACTACATCGACCGGCTCGACGGCAAGGCCCGCCAATCCACAGACGTGAGCGTCACCGGCTACGAACCGCCGCACATCACACTCGAAGTCTTCGACGACAACCCCGGAAACGACAAGGACGACCAGTAAGCACATAGACTGGATTCATGCAGATAGCAAGACCTTACCGTGACTTATGGTGGTGGCTCCATACGGAGACGCCACCATATCGTTATTACTGCTATTCCGGCGGTCGAGCCTCCGGCAAAAGCACCGCCGTCGCCCAAAGCCTCGTACTCCGCGCCGCCAGCCAGCCAATCACCGTCCTCTGCGCGAGAGAATTCCAAAACAGCATCTCCGACTCCGTGCATAAGCTCCTCGTCGGCACCATCCGTAAATTCGGCTTGCAAGGCTTCGAAATCACCCGCGACAGCATCAGCCACATCAACGGCAGCACTTTCATCTTCCGCGGACTACACAACAATTTCGAAAGCATCAAGAGCATCGAAGGCATCGACGTGTGCTGGGTCGAGGAAGCACAGACAGTCGGCAAGGAAAGCCTGACCACGCTCATCCCAACCATCCGCAAAACCAATTCCAGCCTGATCTTCACATGGAATCCACGAACGAGCCACGATACCGTCTGGACATACTTCATCGCCTCTGACTCCGAGGAACGTCACAGGCAGACCTGCCATTGGCACACCACATTCAAGGACGTGGAAAGACTTCTCAGCCCGGACGTGCTCGCCATGATCGAAGCCGACCGGAAGTCCGCTGACTTCGGCCACATCTGGCTCGGTCTCCCCTATTCGGATACCGATAATCAGCTCATCAGCGACAACATGCTCAACGAAGCCCTCCACCGGACCGCATTGGACGGACCGGTCACATTCGGCGTCGACGTAGCACGATACGGCAACGACCGCACCGCACTCGCCATCAAAAAAGGCAACCATATCGAAACACTCGAATCATGGACGCACTCAAGCATCGTGGACACCGGCGAAAGAATCAGGCTCCGCGCCTCCCAATACCATCCGATCGACATCCGCATCGACGACACCGGCGTAGGCGGAGGCCTCACCGACCTCCTCAAATCATGGCAACTACCAGCTACCGGCATAAACTACGCCGGGAAACCGAAAGACCCACAATATCCGAACATAGCGTCCGAACTATGGTTTGACTTAGCCGCCATGCTCCCCAGCCTCAGCATCAACCCCCAGCTCACCGATCTGGCCAAGCTCACCACCGAGCTCACCACCAGAAAATGGCAGATTACCAGCCGCAACCAACGCCAGATCGAAAGCAAACAAGACTACAAGTACAGCATGAACCTCGGCAGCCCGGATCTCGCCGATAGCGTACTCCTCGCATGCTACGAACCCCCCAAACTCCCCTCATGGGACGTCATGGTCTGCTAATCATCCAACAGCCTATACCCGGTAGAATAGTGCGGTAGAGCAACACACTTAGAAACGAGGCAAATTGACCATTCTCAACAACCTACGCTCAGGCTTCGCGAACGCTTTCGGCCGCGCCAACGCACCACATGCGACACCTACGCCAGCCGGAGGCAACACCTGGCGGACAATCGGCGGCAACACCATCCCAATGCACGACACGTACGATAACGTTTTCCCGTATGTGAACGCCATCGCACAGCGTTTCAGCACCGTCATCCCCTACGCCGTTACCTCGGGCGCCCGTCGTATCAACCCCGCGCCGCCCGCACTGAGCGCCCTATACGCGCCCAACGACACATACAGCTGCCTCGAATTCCTCAAACTCATCGCCTCCGGCATCCTGACCCAATCACACGTGGACATTCTCATATGGACCCCAGAAGGGCCCGGCGGCACCATCACCCCCGACAACATCACCGGCTATACCCTCCTCCCGGCGAACAGCCGCGTCTACAACGACACCCGCTCAGACTGGTACCACCGCGTGACCATGGACCTCGGCGACGGAGTTCGCCAATACGAGTTCACCCGCAACGAAACCATCGCGCTTTCATATAGCCGTCACCCCGACGACCCCACACGCGGCATCAGCCCCGCCATGACCATCAAAAAATGGGCCAACGTCGACGACATGATCGCCGACTACGAGCGCGGCTTCTTCGGCAACAACGCCGTGCCCGCCGGCATGCTCGGCATCGTCTCGGAAAACGCAGAAGACTTCCAACGCAACCGCGCACGCCTCGAAGAAACTTTCCGCGGAGCCGGTAACAACAACGGCATCGTCTACAACATGGTGCCAGTTGACCCAATGACACACAAGCCAAGCCAGACCAGCAAACTCGTCTGGGTCCCATTCCAGAACTCCAACGACTCACTAGACCTGCAAACGGTCAACGACGTCGTCAACAACCGTCTCGCGAACGCACTCGCCGTCCCCGACATCATCAGAGGCATCGACAACGGACAAACATACGCCAACGCCGAAATGGCCGAACGCTCATTCATCGAAAACACCCTCAAACCCCTCTGCATGACAGTCTGGGACAAATGGCAGTTCGAACTCGACCGCATCACCGGCGGCCTTGGCTACGGCATCACCTTTACCCTCGACCTCCCCGCACAAACCGAAGTCGAAAAAGTACAGGCGGAAACCCAGCAAATCCGCATCAATAACCTCATCCAACTCGTCAACATGGGAGCATCCGTCGAAACCGCGGTCGAAGCACTCAACCTCCCCGAAGCATACCGACGACTCGACCTACACCCCTCCACCCCCGACATGCTCCCCCTCCCATCCGCGAGAAACACCACGAAAGCCGCCAAACCCGTACACGACACACCATCCGAACCACACCTCCTAACCGCCACCCGCACCTACGTGAACCGCGTCATCCAACTCACCCGACGCTCACAAGCCGGACTCCGCGACGACCTCAAAACCATCGGCGACCAGTGGATCAACGACGTGGAAGACGACCTCATGACACACCTAACCGAATACGCACGTAAAACCGGCATGAAACTCGAACAAATCATCGCCGCATGGGCCGAAATCCACCCAAACAATCCAATCGCAGTAGAAGTGCAAGGCTACACGCAAAACGACTGGCAGAAACTCTACAATTGGGCCAAACTCCCAACAAACGTGGAGACCGCATACCTCGACCACTTGGAGACAATCGCAGCCACATCATCCAAAACCATCACCACGAAAACCCTCGACCTCCTCGCCAAGGCCGACACGGAACAATGGGACGCAAAACGTTTGCACGACGAGCTCACACGCCTCGGCAACGAGCACTCCGAACTCATCGCCCGCTGCGAAACCGTCCAAGCCCAACGACTCGGCAGCTTGTACAGCGCACGCAACATGAGCGAAACACTAGGCGTCCGACTGCAAAAGGTATGGCGAACCAGCGGCGACTCGACCACGTGCGATTTCTGCAAACACATGGAGGGCGTCACCAGCGGCCTTGATGGCTCATACCTGGACTACGGTGCAAGCGTCGAAGCCGGAGACCATACATACGTCAACAGTTTCGAAAACATGATCACCCCTAACGGCCATCCGAACTGCCGATGCTACGAAGACTACGAAGTAGTGGAGAACTAACCATGACATACGACATCCACTGCAGGAAATGCGGACGCTACCTCGGCTCATGCGAGCACGATACCGACGTGACGCTCAAATGCCCGAATTGCAGAAGCCTATTGGAGTATCACATCATGCTATTATGGGGACTTGAACACAAGCCCCCAAAGGACGTTCACAACAACACAACTACCACCGAATGAAAGTGTGACATGACCACTCGAAAGAGCTTCACCCACACCGGCGGTAACGCTGAAACCGAAGGCCGAACCCTCACATTCCTCGCCAACTCCGGCAAAGTAATGTGCGGCGGACTCACCATAGACCTCGACACGCTCAAAGCCCCACTCATCGACGGGACCCTGAAACTCGTGTCAGACCTCGATGAATCCGACAGGCTCTCACTCCCCCTCCTCATCGACCACATGCCATCAGTCGAAGCCCAAGCCGGTGCCATCACCCGCCTCTGGATGACCGACGCCGGCCTCATGGCCGAAGCCAGACTCAGCGAAGTCGACAATGGAGAACGCGTCCGCCAGCTAGCAGCCGACGGATGCCTCACCAACAGTTTCAGCATCACCGTCGAATTCAACAAACAGCCCGGCAAGGATGGCATCATCCACGACAGCGAACTGGTAGAAATCAGCGTCGTCTACCGCGGAGCCGACTCCCGAGCCTCATTCACCTCAATCAACAACCGAAAAGGAGACACCATGGACAATGAACTCATGACCAAGCTGGCCCGCACCGTCGCCCAGTTCAAGCTCGACCCGGACGAGGCCGCAAACCTCACCTCCTCCGTTACCGACATCATGGCCGACGCGGTAGCCGACATCAAGGACGCCATCGACGACCAGGCCGACACTCAGCACGCCCCGGAACAGGCTGCACCGGAAGAACCCACCCAGTCCGCCAACAAGCGTCCGCTCGTCATCATCAACAAGAGCAACCGTGCCGCCAAGCAGTCCGGCGTCGCCTCTTTCTCCCACACTCGTGAGACGTGGCTCGACTCCCCGGACGCCATGGCAGCATTCGAACGCACCCTCATCGACAACGACAACAAGGGCGTCGAAGCATTCCACAAGGAATGGGCCGACACCGTGTCCCGTAACATGGCCGACACCGCATCCTTTGGCGTAGGCAAGGCCGACGTGGACAAGTTCATTCCGACCGAAGCCATCACCACCATCTCCGACGCTTTGAACACGCGCGGCAGCGGCTTGTGGAACCTCTTCCGCAAGACCGGCATGGATCGCCTCACCATCGGCGGCAACATTCTCGGCCTGACCGAAGCGACCCGCGCCCACGGTTATCCGGTCGCATCCTACGGCACCAAGAAGAAGGAACAGACCCCGTCTTTCGTCAAGCGTGAGCTCACCGCAGACTACACGTACAAGTACATCACCCTCAACAAGGGTGACATCCGTCGTACGCAGAAGCCGGGCGCGCTGCTCCGCTACATTCTCTCCGAACTGCCGAACTACATCGTTCAGACCATCGAACGTCAGGTCGTGCTCGGCGGCTACGAAGACATGGCCCACTTCCGATCCATCACCACCGACGCGGCCGACACCGAGTCGGATTGGGCCGGCAACAAGTTCGCCCGCTCCTACACGCTCGGCGAGGGAACCCCGCTCATGGGCTTCGTCAAGGCCTCCCACATGGTCCGCGCACAGGGCAACAAGGTACTCGTCTGCAATGCCGACACGGTAGCCGACCTACTCATGAGCGCCGACGCGAACGGCAACAGCTTCATTGCCCTCGGCGGTGACGACACGCTCGCCCGCGCTCTCGGCGTCTCCCAGATCATCACCCCGGAATGGTGGACCGCGGAAGACGACAAGACGGTAGCCGGCGTGGTCATGTCCGCATCCCACTACGCGCTCGTCGGCGACACTTCCGTCGAATCGTTCACGAACTTCGCATTGCAGACCAACACCAACGAATACCTCCAGGAGATCTACGCCGGCGGCGGCCTGGACGCTGAGAAGTCCGCAGTGGTCATCAAGCCGAAGGCCTGAAAGGAGTAGGCATGACTGCAAAACAGATCAGACTCGTGGAAGCACCACTCGACACGAACCGACATGTCGCCGAAGTCGCAATGTTCGACTTGAAAGGGGCACCGGTCAAACCGTTCAAACAGGCAGCGCACGTGGACGGAACCACCGGTACCGTCGCCGACATCGTGAACGCACTGGTCACAGCCGGCCTCATGGCTTCCGCCTGACCTCGATAACACCCCAACAGGGCCTTATCCACTACAATCGTGGATAAGGCCCTTACCTTTTGGAGGAAAAATGATAATAGACGACAGCATCATCACCAAAGTCGGCGAAACCGCCTACGCGACATGGAAAGACGCCGCACTCGAAGACCTAGCCAACATGCTCTGCATGAGCACACTCGAACAATTCACAACCAGCATGACAGGCATCGTCAGTGACGACGGCATACACATCCACCTACCATCATGGTATTCAGAAATGTGGTCGGTCACACCAATGGACGGTCCCCTCATCGGCTACAACGTCATCTACAACAAAAACGACGGACTAACGCCATCCACCACATACTCGAACACTGTAACCCTTAACGAAACATGTCCAGCCGGCACAAAGTTCCTCATCAACGGCAGGCACGGCTTCGCAAAACTCCCAGCCCCACTCACCAACATACTCGCCGCCATTATCCAAGCCGACCAGTCGACGGTCGACCAGACAGACCGTATCACCTCCAAGAAAATCGAAGACGTGAGCGTCACCTACGCCACCAGCACGCAAACCCCCATCGAACACGCGCTCACCCCATACAAAGCACTAATAGACTCCTGGAGCATTTGCCCAATCCGACCCAACACAGGAGGAATCCTCAGCATGCCAGCCCCACACCACGACCTACCCTGGTGGATGAACGAACAAGACCTAGGAGCAGCCGACTATGCCATCATGTGACCCATTCAAACTATTCCCCAACCAAACCCAGCCAGCCACCCTTTGGAAATACACGGCACCCGGCCTCGACAACATCAAACTCGCCGACCTGAACGTCATCGTCAAACACTCCACGCAAACCAACCAGCCGACAGAATACGCAAACCGTATCGCCGCACGCCGCTTCCACATCCAACCAGACCCACTCCCAGACAACCTCAAAACCGACATGGAAGCATGGCCCGACCTCATACTCACACTAGCCAACGGCCGCACCTACCAAATCGAACAAGCCAGCCGAGGAGACGACATGGCCACCGGCACCACCCAATTCATCACCGTCACCGCCCACCCCTACAGCAGGAACAGCCTATGAGCTACCAACTCAAAACCACCGCATCCTGGGCCCGCAAACTCTCCACCCAACAACTCAACAAAGGCGGAGCCCGCATGATGACCGACATACTCCGCATGGCCCGACAAAACGCGCCAGTCAAAACCGGAGCACTACGCAACAGCGGCCGCTTCCAACAAGCCGGCACCCTCCACTGGCGCATCACATTCGGCAACAGCCGCGTACCCTACGCCCGCCTCCGCGAACACGTCAACCGACTCCACCCCAACACCACCCGCTACCTAGAACGCGCAGCCACCACCGCAAACAACAAAATCAAAACCTACTTCAACCTCTAAGGACACACCATGATAGACCTAGCAGTATGCATGACCCTCCAAAACGAAGGCTACGGCACCTACGGCCAAAACCTCTTCTTCGGCACCAGCCCAGTCCTCGACACCGGAACCGTCACCAGCCAAGAAGGAATCTGGGTCAACGCCAACACCATCGACATCAACGGCGACCTCTACACCGACCAAATCACCATCAGCAGCAGACACGACGACGTACTCACCCAAGGCCGCCTCATGCTCCGCCTACTCAACCTCATCAACGACAAACTCCCCCACTACTGCCAACTCACATGCCAACCAATCACCAACATCACCTACGAAAGCATCCGCACCCACCCAGCAACAGCCATCGACCTAGACGCCATCGACCACGAAGGCCACTGGGTCAAAAGCATTCGCTTCCAAATCGACTACAAGCTCAACCCCGCAACACTGTAAAATAGATACAGCCACCAACTATTCTGAAAGGAAACAAAAATGGCATCATACCCACTCATCGGCAAGAAAACCGTCTACATCGACGACATGATCATTCCCCCGGACTACATTCAAGACGAAGTAGGCACCATCACCCTAACCCCAAGCACCACCGAAATCGCCTCACAGTCAGGCACCATCAAAGTACCAAACGGAAGCTACGACGAACTCAGCTTCGAACTCAACATCATCTGCCCAAGCGTCCGATTCCTCGGCATGCTATTCCCCGAACTCTACCACAACGCCTCATTCAAACGCGTCATCAGCGGCACCATGAGCGAAACCGGCCAAGTCCGATTCGGCGGCAACGAATGCGTATCCAACACACCCCGCAATATCATCATCCACAACGTCTGCGACGGCAAATCCAGCGCACAAGACTTCCGCATCCCCAACGCCCTCATCAGCGCAGGAGGCGAATTCAAAGTCAGCCTCAGCGACCCATTCGTCGTCACCCTAACCGGCACCATGGCATCCGGCAGCGAAGGCGCAGTCATCATGGGCGAACTCGACCTAAACACGCCAAGCCACTACGATGAAACCACCGGTTCCATCAAACCAGATGAAAGTAAAATCACTGAACTAAAGGCCACCCCATCCACCATCACCGGCAAGCCAAACGACACGGTGAAAGTCAACGTAACCGCTTTCCCGAACGGCGCGGTCGGCGACATCACCGCCACCGTCGATACCGAAGGTACAGCCGAAGCGACCGACAATGGCGATGGCACGTGGAACGTCACCCTGAAGAAGGCTGGTGCCGGTACCGTCACGTTCAAGTCCGGAACCGTGCAGACAGTCGTCAACCTCAACGTGACAGCCTGACGGGAATAAAATAATGCGTCCATCGTGAAAGAAAGGTAAAGAACACGATGGACGCTGGATCACACGGTCTCCTAATCAAAGGACCAACCACCATGATACAACACGATTGAATGGAGCACAAGCAATGGCAACACCAATCCTTGACATCGACACTCGCAAGTCTTTCCGTACCCTCACCGTCAAACTTGACGGCGTCGTCTATACCATGCGCCCGCTCGGTTCGAAAGACCTCCTCACCATCCTTGACAATGCGGAAACCATCGACAAGCTCACCACCGGCAAAATGACCCGGGAAACCCTGAAAGCCGCGGAAACCATCATTTTCCCGCTCGTCGCCAACCTCATGACCCCCAGCAACACGTTCAACGAATGGATGACCCAAACCAAACAGCGTAGCGACCTCGCCTACTATCGTGCCATGACCGCCCTCTGCAAGCTCATGAGCGAAAACCTCAACATCAGCATCAAAGGCGAATAATCCATGAAATCATGGGACGAGCTCATCACCCCGGAGGAAAAGGAGCGGATGAGCAAATACAAGAGGACGGAAACCACTCACAAGACGGCTCCGTCCTCCCGCATCCTTGCCGAGCTTGGCACATTGTATGGATGGCCAGCCGTCCAGGACGCGCTCACCAACCAGATCAGTCCGAGTCTCATGCTCAGCCTGGTCAAGGAAGGCCGCCACCTCCACAACATTCGACTAGCCGAGCAATACCGTCTCACCTTTGAATGTTTGACAAGCGCGTTCAGCAAACACGGAGACCAACGAATCAGCCGCATCATAGACCAGCTCGGAAAGGAATAAACGATGGCAGACAGCACACTCACCCTCGACGCTGAAATCAACACTTCGGATTGGGAAGAAGGCGTCAAAACCATTCAAACGGGTAGCCGTCAGATCGAAACCTCGGCCCGTCAAGCGGGTGAGGGTTTGGAGGAAGTAGACAAGTCATCCAATAAGGCTTCCGGTGGTACCGGTAAATTCGCTGCCATCGCCGGCGCGATGGGTGGGTTGGTCTCTACCGGTGTCAGTATGGCCATAGACGCGATCAGCGATCTTAGCGGTGATATCATCGAAGCTTCCGATTCGGCTCAGAAATTCGCGAGCACACTAAGTTTCGCCGGCTTGGATACGAGCACTATCGACGCTTTGACCGCTTCGACGCAGAAGTATGCGGATCAGACGGTCTATGATCTGTCGGACATTCGGAATACGACCGCACAGTTGGCTGCGAACGGCGTGGATGGGTACGCGGACTTGGCTGAAGCCGCCGGTAATCTGAACGCCGTGGCCGGTGGTAACGCGGATACATTCCGTTCGGTCGGCATGGTATTGACCCAGACAGCCGGTGCGGGCAAGCTCACGACCGAAAACTGGAATCAGCTCTCCGACGCGATCCCGGGCGCTTCAGGCAAGCTTCAGGAAGCCATGAAGAAGAACGGCGCGTACACGGGTGATTTTCGTGATGCGATGGCCAAGGGTGAGATTACCGCCGAGGAATTCAACAAGGCCGTCATGGATTTGGGTATGACTGATGCGGCGAAGGAAGCTGCGACCAGTACCAGCACTATCGAGGGTGCCATGGGTAATCTGGAAGCTTCGGTTGTGAATGTGGGCGTGCAGATCCTGGACTCGTTCAAAGGCCCGTTGACCGAAGGCATGAGTGCTCTCGCCGAGGGTATCGGCGGTCTGCCGGCAATGTTCAAGGGGTTTGGGTCGGCTGCCATGCCTGTCTTGCAGCAGGTGGGGAGCGTGTTTCAGGAATCGTTCGGGCCGGCCGTTAACACGTTCAAGACGCAAGTGGTACCGGCTATCCAGAACGTGGTTAACGCTCTCAAACCGTTGGGGCAGGCGGTGCTTCCTGTCGTGATGAGCGCTGTTCAGGCGTTCACTCCGGTGTTGGGTTCGTTCGCGGACCAGTTCACGCAGGTAACGGCCAATGTTCTCAACGCCGTGGTTCCTGTTATTAACAATATTACAGCGGTGGTGCGGGCTGCACTGCCAACGGTTCAAGCCGCGTTCACGACGGTCGCGTCAACCATCCAAGGTGTCATCGACGCGGTATTCCCGTACATTCAGACGGTCATCACAACGGTGATGAACGTTATCAACGCGATCATCACCACGGTCCTGGCGGCTGTGCAAGGCGATTGGGATGGCGTGTGGGCTGGTATCGGCAACATCGCTACGACGATATGGAACGGTATCAAAGCCAACGTGTCAGCCGGCATCAACGCTGTTGCAGGCGTGATCAGTTCGGTCATGGGTTCCGTCAACGCTTACTGGAGTGGTGTTTGGAATGCCATCAAGGGTCTTGCCGGCAGTGCTTGGAACGGTATCACCAGCACCGTGTCGAATGGCGTCAACAATGTCATGAACACCGTGCGAGGCATCGGCGGCAAGATCAAGGGCGCGTTCAACGGAGCCGGCAATTGGCTGTTGGATGCGGGCAAGAACATCATCATGGGTTTGGTGAACGGTATCAAGAACGCTATCAGCGCGGCCGTGGATGCGGCCAAATCCGCGGCTTCCAATGTCGTGAACGCAGCCAAAAGCGCATTGGGTATTCATTCCCCGTCTCGCGTGTTCCGTGACGAGGTAGGCAAGATGATCCCCGCCGGCCTGGGTAAGGGCGTGGAAGCGAACATGAGTCTGGCTGTGAATCCGGTCCAACGTATGGTCGCTGATATCATGCCGAATGGTCTGTTGAACGGGCCGGCGAGTCTGCCTGTCTCGTCTCCGGTCCTGGCGAATACGAATAGTGGGCCTCGAATATCGGCTCCGATCACGGTGAATGCTTCGGATCCGATGGCAGCCGCCCGTGAAACGGTACGCATGATTAATTTCACTTACGTGTAAAGGAGCTAGTCTAGTCTTATGAGCTTTTTCCCGATTGACCCTCGTGATATCCAGTTGACGTTGAATGGTTTCCCTTTGTACGGGGTGGACTCGTATGGTTGTGAATGGCATACCACGTTTCAGGACGTGGCCGGCCTATTCGACGGTGTCGCGTCTACATTGCGTACTGAAAGCAAGGCTATGACTGATGGCTGGTATGGTAATCTGCCACGCTTGCAAGGCCGGACCATCACGATCGAGGGTCATATCATCGGCCGATGCACGGAATCATGCATTACTGCGTGGAACGCGTTCAAAAGCGTGTTGGATACTGGCGGAATGCTGTTGACCGCACGATTGGGGGGTATCGGCCGTCAGGTACGGGTATGGCAGTCAGCGTCAGCCCCATTGGTTAAATGGGAGGGGGTGAACATGCTCCGGTTCAGTCTTGGGTTGACGTCTTTGAGCCCGCACTTGTATGGGTTGGATCCGGTGACCGGTGTTACGGGACTGCCGAATTCGTCGGGTGGCATGCTGTTCCCTTACCATTTCGAGGAGGCGGGCGGTTCCTTGTCGTCTTGGATGTGGAGTGAGAATGTCGTGTCCGGTAACATGGCATTGTCGAACGTTGGCACGGCTCCCAGTCCGGTGATGGTCCGTATCGATGGTCCTGTCGTGAATCCGCAGATATCGCATGTCAAGAGTGGGCATGTCATTGCTTTCAATGTGAGTCTTGGTAGTGGCCATTATGCGACGGTCAATGGTGTGACTCATGAGATCCTGATCGATGGGACGGATCCCGCGCGTGGCCGGGTCACTCGTCGTGAGTGGAGCCAGGCGGAACCCGGTATGAGCGTTTGGGGTTTCAACGCCAGTGAGTATTCGATTGCGGCTCGTATGACGGTTTCGTTCTATCCGGCTTACTTGTAAAAAGGAGGAATGCCATGGGTTCGTCTGATGGTTGGATCGTGCCATCCGTTTTTGGTCGTGGCCGTGTCGCGTGGGATACTGCAGGATTCCAGTTCCTTGCCGTGTCTTTAACTACTGGGATCGTGTTGGCGGAGTTTCCGGACTTGCAGGTTTCCAGGCTTTCGTATCGTTTCGAGGAGACGACGAGTGGAACGGTGATGGTCCCGTGGCGGAATGTTCCGTCCAATTGGAGTGAGGCTACGGTCCCGTATGGTACGGCGATTCTCCTGGTTCATGGTTCGACGGTATTGTGGGGCGGGATCGTGGTAAAACGGGAACGGACTTTACAAGGTGAGGGCTTGTCTCTTACCGTGGCGACTGTCGAATATTATTTAGACAGCGTGTATGTGGGGAATCATACGTATTCGAATCGGGATCAGTGCGAGATCGTGAAGGATCTCGTATCGACCACGCTCAAGGATCACCGGTTCATGCTTTCGGTAGAAGCATCTCCTAGTTCCATTCGTCGTGATAGGACGTATGAGGCCGATTCCGATAAGAGTTTGCTGAGTGCCATTCAGGAGTTGTCGAACGTGCAGAACGGGCCGGAATGGTGTACGTCATGGCGGACCAATGGTGACGGGTATCTGCCGGTTTTGACGGTTGCGGACCGGATAGGCTCCGTGGACCCGGTTATGACGTTTGATGAGAGTGCGATGACGTCTTTCAGGGTTTTGGAGGACTACACGAGTGGTTATGGTGCGAACATGGTGTGGGCGGTCGGGAGTACGACCGGTGAGGACCAGTTACGTTCGGACGTGATGGTGGCCGATCAGTCTTACCGTCCTGTCGTGGAGCATGTGGTCAGACCGTCGTCGAGTATCACGTGGAAGGAAACGTTGAACGCTCACGCTTCGTCCGCGTTACGGCAATTGCGGGAGGGTACGAATACCATGAGCATGACGTTGAGCCTGTTGGACGCTCCTATCGTTTACGAGGAGTGGAAGCCCGGGGATGTCGTCGCGTGGACTGTCACCGATGATGATGGTCGTTTCACTGGTTTTGACTATGGTGAGGCGCGTGTCGTCGGCTATGACATTGATTTCAGTGGCGTGTGGACTATTACGCCCACGTTGCAGTAGGAGGTTCTGATGCAAGGCAAGTTCAAGTTTTCGTTGGATGGTATGGATGCTACCGCCCGTCAGTTCGCTGAGATTCGCCGTCAGTTGGCGGAGTTACCGGCTAGTGTCGGTAAGAGTGTCAGCCGATTGGGTGCCGGCGAGTCGAATGCGGTGGTGGTACCGGCTCATGGTGGTGCCGGCGTTCGGAACGCGTATGATAATCCGCTTTCGTCGACGCCTCGGAAGCCGGTTGATTGTCTTCATGATGGCACGTTGGGGAGTGACTGTTCGTCAGCGTATTCGGTGACGAATGTTGGTGATGCTGACGAGTTTATTCCGGTTGATGCTCTTCGTCAGGTGAAATGGCGCGTGTATATGTTCAAGGATGATCTGAATCTGAAGCTTGATGACACGCAGCCGGTCGTCGGCTTGTTGGCGGAAGATTTGGATAATGCCGGGCTTGGGTTTTTCTGCGAGTATGATGCCAACGGGAATCCGTCCGGTGTTGATTATCCGAGGTTGAGCGTGGCTGCTTTGCGACTGGCTCAGCAGACGATGGGCGAGGTGGACGAGCTTAAGGCTGAGGTTTCCCGTCTATCTTCCTTGGTAGGTAAAATGGGTGTATCCACGTCTGATTGATTGATTGTGAGGAATGACTTATGGCTGATATTGTTTTGCATCCTTTGACCGCTTTGAACGGGTCGCCGGCTTATACTGCCGATGATTATCGGCATGTTGTGAATCCGTTCCTGTTCCCGTCCGATGGTTCTGCTTTCGGAGGCGTTCAGGGCGTCCGGTATGGCAGTCCTAGCCCGTTGGTGACGATTGACGGTTTGACTGTTACCGTCAAGCCTCATTGCGGTATCGTGAGACCGTGGGAGGATACCGGCTCGTACACTTATGCGATTACGGAGCCTATGACTGTGAAAGTGGCTGATTCGACGGGTGATTACAAGATCGTGGTCGCCGTTTATGATCCGAGCTTGTCTCATGGTGAGACTCCGGGCGCGTGGTTGCAGTCATGGGATGCCAGTATTCCTAATGCGCGGATCAATGGTTTGGTTATCGCTAGGGTTACGGCTGGCGTTGTGTCTGATGTGGCTCCGAAAATCCATGCTGATGGCACGATTGAGGTGCATGATTGGAATCAGTTGATCGCGATCTGGACTGTTAATGGGGTTGAGGCCGTTACCACGGATAATGGCCAGCGGTATCGTCGTATCAATGATGCTTGGTTGTCGTTGACTGACGTTCAGTTGGGTCAGGGGCAATGGTATAAGGATTGGAGTATCTGGTATAAGTGTTCGATGTCCGGTAATATTGTCAGTCTTATGGTCAGGGCGACGAGAGGACCGGAATGGAAAGCGAAGGCGTGGGAGAAGAGCCAGATTCTCACGTTCCCTGATTATGTGAAGCCGAAGGTGACTGATTTGAATGTTCCGGGGGCCGGTGTTGAGTATAGTGGTTTCCAGTTGGATGAGTCGGGCTTGTATGTGAGGCCTTTTAGGGATATCACGTATACGAAGGATTTGTGGGTTAGTGCGATTTTGTCGTGGTCGGTCTGACGTATGGAAAGCCCCGGTTGTGTGCCGGGGCTTTTTCGTATCGTATTTGGGTTAGAGGGGGCAGACGCGGTCGCGGAGTTCGTCTGGAAGGGATGGTTTGGGGTGGAGTGTGAGGAATTCCTTATCTTCGATGATTTCGCAGAATTGGGCGAGCCAGTGGCCTAGGCTGCGGATGTAGCTGGTTTCGAGGTCGTTGATGTGTTGGAGTTCGTTTCGGCTTTCGATGAGTTTGTCTATTTTTTCGTCTTGGGCGTCGATTTGTTTTTTGAGTTCGCCTTGGGTTTCGACGAGGTGTTGGTAGGCGGTGGTGAGGTTGTTGCGGCGTGTGGTGGTGTATGTGATGGCTCCGCCTAGTGCGATGCCTAGTAGTCCGAAGAGCGGGGATATTAGTTCAGTCATAAGACTAAGTCTATCTTAGGTGGGTTTGGTATGCTGATGGTATGCGTCAGGAATTTATCGAGAACGTTCTGCTTATTCTCTTGTCGTCGTTTCTTGTCGGCGTCATGGTGGTGGGTGGTTATCTGCTTGTCACCGGGATTCCGTCTTTTGCCCGTTTTTTTTTATTGTCTGGTATGTTTTAACTGTCTGAAAGGAGACAACATGTCATATGAATACATTACGAAGTATGATAGTCCGAATTATACGAGCGGA